AAATGATTGGGATTTAATAGGAATAGTAGGAAGTGATTCGGTTCCAGAACCAAAAGCACCATTATCACAAATTAAAGTAATTTCATTCAAAGAAAAAAATGAATGGGATTTAGAACCAAAATATAATATTGGCAAAAAGAAAGAAGATTAGTGGAAAAGTTTAAATCTTTTATCACAGAAGAAGAAGATGAGTCATATAGAATTGTCGTATTAATTTATGATACTATTGATGAACCAGACATTACTGGTAAAAGAATAAAAGAAGAAGCTGAAAAACAAAATTTAGAATGTTATAGAGTTGATTTTGATGGTGCATATTCAACTATCAAAGATGGTAAAAGATTTATTCATGGTAAAGATGATAAAAAAGGGTTTTTAGTTAATCCTGATAATACTGTAATTTTTATTAGAGGTTCAATCGTAGAAAAAAAATCTTGGGCAGATTTAGTTACACAGTTTGAAAGAGATAATAATGTATGTATTAATTCAAGACATTGTTTTGAAGTATGTAGTGATAAATTTAGAACATCTTTATTTTTAGCTGATAATAATTTTAGACAACCTAAAACTGTTCTTATAAATCACAAAGACGAAGCAATAACTGCTTTTAAAAGAATAGGAACAGATTACCCAATTATACTTAAAACATTAGAAGGTTCTATGGGTATTGGTGTTGTAATGATTGAGAGTGAAAGTGCTTTAAATGCAACAGTACAATTACTATTTAAACTTGACCCTAAAACAGATTTACTTTTACAAGAATATATTGAAACAGATTTTGATGTAAGAGTTATTATAATAAATGGTAAAGTGCATGGTGCCATAAAAAGACCAGTTGCAAAAGATGATTTTAGAAGTAATGTTTCTCAAGGTTCAGTTCCTGAATCATTTGAATTAACCGAATTAGAAAAAGAAGAATGTATTAAAGCTGCAAAATTAGTTGATGGTATCTGGTGTGGTACAGATTTTATTCCTGCTAAAAATAGAGAAAAAGAAAAACCTATTTTTATTGAAATAAACTCTTCTCCAGGAACCGAAGGATATGAAAAAGCAACAGGTTTAAACTTGACTAAAGATGTAATTAATGAGTTTAAAAATAGAGATAATTGGTTAAGACCTAAACCGTTTAGGTCAATTTATGAAAAGGAGTAACAAATGATTATCAATGCACTTAAATTAAAATATGAAGCAGATATGAAAGCAGCAGCTGCTAACATAGAAGTTTATCGTAAAAACCCATCAGGCATCGGCGAGCATCCAGATATGGTTGCTGCTGTTGATTCAGAACTCACTAAACTTGCACATGCTGAAGATAAATTAAAAACTTTGATTAGACATTATCCTGTTGATGTTGATAACTCCACTCAATTAAAACTATTCGGTTGACAATTATAAAAACTCTGATATAATTACATTATGGATTTCTATACAAATGTTGTTCAATGGGGCAACAATCTTTTAGTTCGCGGTGTTGAACACGGCCAAAGACTTAAATTTAAAGTTAAGTATTCTCCAACTCTTTATGTTCCTGTTATGAAAAAAACAGATTGGAAAACACTTGATAATAAATCTGTCATGCCTTATAAGTTTGATACGATTAAAGAGGCAAAAGAATTTATATCAAAATATGAATCTCAACCTCATCTTTGTTTTGGCTTTGATAGATTTCCTTATACTTACATCTCAGATACTTTTCCTGACAAACCTAATTGGAATATTGATAGAATATTAATTGTTACCATTGACATTGAGGTACAATGTGAAAATGGTTTTCCTAATCCAGAACAAGCAATTGAACCTTTACTTTCAATTACAATCAAAAATCATCAATCTAAAAACATTGTGGTATGGGGTATCGGTGATTACAAGAAAACAAAAGACAATGTAACTTATGTAAATTGTAAAGATGAAAATGAATTGATTTTAGAATTCATGTCGTTTTGGTCTAAGCATCAGCCTGATGTAATTACAGGTTGGAATACAGACTTCTTTGATGTACCCTATCTTGTTAATCGTATTCAAAAACTTTTTGGCGAAGAAAAAATGAGAGAACTTTCTCCATGGGGTAATGTTTCTCCTAGAAAAGTTTTTACTATGGGTCGTGAACAAATAATGTTTGATATTATGGGTGTTTCTCAATTAGACTTTTTTCATTTGTATCAAAAATTTACATATACCAAAAGAGAATCGTATAGACTTGACCATATTGCTTTTGTTGAACTCGGTGAAAAGAAAGATGATAACCCTTATGAAACTTTCAAAGATTGGTATACAAAAGACTATCAATCTTTTATTGATTATAATATTCAAGATGTTGAGATTGTTGATAAACTTGAAGATAAGATGGGTTTGATTAGTTTACTACTTACTATGGCTTATGAAGCAAAAGTAAATTATGAAGATGTTTTTGGTTCGGTGAAATACTGGGATTGTCTGGTCTATAATTTTTTAAGAAAAAGAAAGATTGCTATACCACAAAAGACAAAGAATTCAAAAAGTGAAAAGTATGAAGGTGCGTATGTAAAAGAACCACAAACAGGTTTACATAATTGGGTTCTTTCTTTTGATTTAAATTCTTTATACCCTCATTTAATTATGCAATACAATCTTTCACCTGAAACTTTATTAAAAAGTAATAATCAAAATGTTAATGTTGATGATATGTTAGAAAAGAAAAAGTTAAATCTAATAGAAAAAACTACTATGACTCCAAATGGTGCATTATTTAAAACAGACAAACAAGGGTTTCTTCCTGCCATGATGCAAGAACTTTATAATGATAGAGTTGTTTACAAGAAGAAAATGTTAAGGGCTCAACAAGATTATGAAAATACGAAAGATGAAAAGTATGTCAAACTTATTAGTCGTTATAACAATATTCAAATGGCCAGAAAGATTTCACTAAACTCAGCATATGGTGCGATTGGTAATCAATGGTTTCGTTATTATGATATTGCGATTGCTGAAGGTATTACAACATCTGGTCAATTATCAATTCGTTGGATTGAAAATAAAGTAAATGATTATCTAAACAAGATTTTAAATACCAATGATAAAGATTATGTGATTGCTTCAGATACAGATTCAATTTATATTACATTAGACGAATTGGTATCAAAAGTTAATCCGAAGAATCCTGTTGAGTTTTTGAACAAAGTTGCAACAGAAAAACTTGAACCTTTTATTGATAGTTCTTATAAAGAACTTTCACAATACACTCATGCGTATGAAAACAAGATGATGATGAAAAGAGAAGTAATTGCTGATAAAGGTATTTGGGTTGCAAAGAAAAGATATATTTTAAATGTTTTTGATAGTGAAGGTGTTTCTTATAAAGAACCTAAATTAAAAATGATGGGTATTGAAGCAGTCAAGTCTTCAACCCCAGCAATTTGTAGAGAAAAAATTAAAGATGCTTTAAAGATTATTATGTCAAGTGATGAAAAAACATTAAACACTTTTATTCAAGATTTTCACAAACAGTTTACAAGTGTTAACCCTGAAAAGATTGCATTTCCGCGTTCTGTCAATGGTTTAAAAAAGTATATGGATTCTGGCACTACTTTTAAAAAAGGTACACCTATGCATATTAAAGGGTGTTTAATTTACAATCATAAAATTAAACAAAACAAACTTATTCACAAATATCCTTTGATTCAAGAAGGTGATAAGATTAAGTTTCTTTATATGAAACAACCTAACCCCTATTCTGCTAATGTTATTTCATTTATGTCAAAGTTACCTTATGAGTTTAAAATTAAACAATATATTGATTATGACATTCAGTTTGAAAAGGTATTTGTTGACCCATTGGTTCTTATTGTTAATTCAATAAATTGGAAGATTGATACCACTTATGGTACTCAAGGTACTTTAGAGGGTTTCTTTTAAGTTTTAAGCAAAGAAAATTCATAATAAAGGTTTACAAAGACAATATTATGGTGTATAATGATAATGTAATTTTAGAAAGATTTTTATAATGTATCAACCTTATTATTTAAAAGATGTTTATGAATCAGCTAGTAAACCAAAGTTTACAGTAATCTCAACATTTGCTGGTGGTGGTGGTTCATCAACTGGTTATAAACTTGCTGGTGGTCAAATATTATTAGTAAATGAATTTGTAGAATCAGCTAGAGAAACTTATTTGGCTAATTACCCAGATACCCCTATGTTATCTCAAGATATAAAAGATTTAACAGGTCATGATTTCTTACAAAAAGCTGGTATAAGACCAGGTGAGTTAGATATTCTTGATGGTAGCCCACCTTGTTCTGCATTTAGTATTTCAGGTATAAGAGATAAAGGTTGGGCCCAAGAGAAACAATATTCAGATGGCAAAAAAGTAGAAAATATAGAAGACTTATTCTTAGAATATATTAGAATTGCAAAAGAGATTCAACCTAAAATAATTGTTGCTGAAAATGTAAAAGGTATTACTGCAGGTGAAGCAAAGAAAAAGTTAAATGAGTTTGTAAATGGATTTCAAAAGATTGGTTATGATGTGGTTTATAAAGTTATGAATGCTGCAGATTATGGTGTACCACAAGCAAGAGAACGAACAATATTTGTTTGTATAAGAGAAGATGTTTGCGAAGAAGTTGGGTTAAATTTTATGACTATGAATAATATCTACCCAGAATCAGTAGGTAAACATATTTCTATTAAATCTGCTATTGATGATATTGTAAGTGACCCTGCAGAAGAAAAACTTTTAGTTGATTATGTTCAAGGTGGGTTTCAAAAGAAATGGGTTGAGTTATTAGAGTTTAACCCATCAAAACATATTAAACCTTCAGATGAAAGATTTTTAGATATTAACCCTAAAAGGTCAATGTTTAATATGATAAGACCTTGCCCTGATTTACCTAGCCCTACTTTAACACAAAGAGGTCAACAAACTACTGTGTCGGGTGTACTTCATTATGCAAAGAATAGAAAATTAACATTACCAGAATTAAAAAGATTAATGAGTTTACCTGAAGATTTTAAATTAACAACAAACAAAAAAACTGTTAATGGTCAGTTTGACCAAAGAGCTGAAAGAATTGGTAGAATGGTTGCACCAAAAATGATGGGTGCACTTGCTAGTGCACTTTATGAAAATGTATTGAGACCGTATCATGAGTTATAAACCTTATTATTTAAAAGATGTATTACAAAATGAAAAACAACAGAAGTTTACTGTAATGTCAACTTTTGCTGGTGGGGGTGGTTCTAGTACAGGTTATAGACTCGCTGGTGGCAAGATTTTAGCCATCAATGAGTTTGTAGAAGAAGCTAGAAAAACATACAAAGAGAACTACCCAAATACACCCATCATGCCAGATGATATTAAAGAACTTACAGGTAAAGATATTTTAGAAGTAATTAAATTAAAACCAGGTGAATTAGATTTATTAGATGGTAGCCCACCATGTAGTGCATTTTCAGTATCAGGTGCAATGGTTCAAGGTGGTCATTCAAAAGGGTTTAAACAGACTAAAAAATATTCAGATGGTAAGACGATTGAAAACATTGAAGATTTATTTTTTGAATATTTAAGAGTTGCAAATGAAATTAAACCTAAAGTAATTGTTGGTGAAAATGTTGCAGGGTTAACAATGGGTGAAGCAAAAGAATACTATAATAAAATAACCAACGAATTTGAAAATATCGGATATGATGTTTCATCAATGGTTTTAGATTCATCACATTATGGTGTACCACAAACTAGAAAAAGATTAATATTTATTGCAGTTCGCGAAGATGTTACTTCAGCAATTGGTCTTACTTTTATGAATATATCAAGTATATTTCCAGAGAAGTTTTCTGAACCAATTACTTGTGGTCAAGCATTTGAAAACTTAGATTATAATGAAGAAGAAATAAAAACATTAACAGAAAAGTTTGCAAAGGGTTCTACTTTTGAAACTGCATCAAAGATGCCATTAGACCCAGATAAAGTATTGACTGGTTGTAACTATCACCCAAAAGGTCATCACTTTAATATGAAAAGAATTTCAAGACATAAACCATCACCAACAATTACAGCTTCTGGTGGGTGTATTCATTGGAAAGAAATGAGAAAACTTACTCTATGTGAAACTCAAAGAGTTATGAGTTTACCAGATGATTTTAAACTAACAGGTAAGTGGGAACAAAAATCTGAAAGAATGGGTAGAATGGTACCACCACTTATGATGAAAGCTATTGCTGAGTCAATATATGAAAATGTACTTAAACCTTATAAGGAGATTAAATGACAAAATACGATTTTACTTTTGCTCATAGAGAAGAGGGTTTTGATGAACACATAGAATATTCTATTAGAGGGTATTCTAATTTATTAGAAGATATTGTTAATCTTTCAAAATATTTTGTAGAAAGTAATACCAAAGCTGTTGATATTGGTTGTTCTACCGGCAAGGTTACACGAATGATGATTGAGTCAAATAAAGAATTTTGTAGTGATGCAACTTATGAAGGTGTTGAACTGGCTGAGGGGTTTTCCAAACCATTAGATAATAGAATAAAACAATTACAAAAAGAGTATCCAGATACTGCAGTAAAATTTATTAAAGATGATGTACGATTCTATGATTTTTATAATTGTTCATTAGTCACTTCAATATTCACTTTACAATTTATGCCTATGAAAGATAGAGCAGATGTAATACAAAAGATTTATAATGGTTTAAATGTCGGTGGTGGTTTTATTTTTGCAGAAAAACTTTTATGTACAAATGCAAGAATTCAAGAAATGATGACATTTAATTATTATGATTACAAAAGAAAAAACTTTGAACCCAAAGATATTATGGACAAAGAGAAAACATTAAGACATATGTTAAAACCAAATAGTTGGTCACAACTTAAAGATATGATACTTAATGCTGGGTTTCAAGATGTACAATGTTTCTGGAGTAATCATATGTTTGTTGGTGCAGTAGCAATTAAATAAGGAGTAAATAATATGGCTGACGATTTTTTTAAAGACATTATCAAAACAACTGGTAATGAATATGCGGCACTTGTATCAGATGGTGTAGAAGCAGGCGATGTAGATACATTTATTGATACAGGTTCATATGCATTTAATGCATTACTATCAGGTTCACTTCATGGTGGTTTGCCTCAAAATAAAATAACTGCAATTGCAGGTGAAAGTGCAACAGGTAAAACATTTTTTCTTATGGGTATTATAAAACATTTTCTAGATGCTAACCCAGAAGGTGGTGTTATGTTGTTTGAATCTGAAAGTGCAATTACAAAACAAATGGTAGTTGATAGAGGTATAGACCCAAAAAGAATGGTGATATTACCTGTGACTACTGTTCAAGAATTTAGAACACAATCATTAAAAGTTTTAGATGCATATTTACAACAAAGTTCTGATATTAGAAGACCCTTGTTTCTTGCATTAGATTCTCTTGGTATGTTATCAACAACAAAAGAAGTTGAAGATACTGCTGATGGAAAAGAAACAAGAGATATGACTAGAGCACAAGTTTTAAAAGCAGCATTTAGAGTATTGACTTTAAAACTTGGTAAAGCAAAAGTACCAATGGTTGTAACGAATCATACATATGATGTTGTAGGTTCAATGTTCCCAACAAAAGAAATGGGCGGTGGTTCTGGATTAAAGTATGCAGCTTCATCTATTGTTTATCTTTCAAAAAGAAAAGATAAAGAAGGTACAGAAGTTGTTGGTAATATCATACATTGTAAAAATCATAAATCTAGATTAACAATAGAAAATAAAATGATTGATGTAAGATTAACCTATAACAAAGGTCTAGATAGATATTATGGATTACTTGAACTTGCTGAAAAATATAATGTATTTAAAAAAGTTGCAACACGATTTGAATTACCTGATGGTTCAAAACAATATGGTAAAACAATTTTAAATACACCTACAAAATATTTTACAAAAGATGTAATGGATATACTTGAAGAATGTGCAAAAAAGGAGTTTAGATATGGCGGACAAGTCAAAGAAACCACAGAAGAATAATGATGCTTACCAAAAAGAAAATCTTATAGAAAGAAAAGCATTTGATAAGTCATGTAGATATCTTGGCAAGATTGCTGATGATTATGTATTTTTAGAAAATAAAGAATGGAAAGATTGTATTGGTATTAAAGGAGGTCGTTTTGATGGTGTTGTTTATCAATATGCAAAGACTGCCGCTATTGAAGATGCATCTAATACTGGGTTACAAGCAGTGTTAAAATTTAATTATAATATTGTAGACCCAAATGGGTTACCAGATGAATTTTTTACTGAAGATTTTAAAAACTTACTTGGTGACATTTTATGTCATATAGTTGATAGTCATTATTCAAGAGGAGAATTATTTAATGCAGACGATAGAGAAGACAACACTAAGCCAATTATTACATAACGAAAACTTTAATCGTAAAGTAATCCCTTTTCTAAAGTCTGAATATTTTGGTGAGAGAAGTGAAAAGATTTTATTTGAAGAAATAAATGATTTTGTTGACAAATATAAAAACCCACCAACTAAACCTGCTCTTGAAATTGAGATTGATAAACGAAAAGATTTATCTGAAATTGAACACAAAAAAGTTTTAGAATTACTCTCATCTTTAGAAGATAGTAAGGTTGAATATGATTGGTTAGTTGATACTGTTGAAAAGTTTTGTAAAGACAAAGCAGTTTATAATGCTGTCGTTGATAGTATTAAAGTTATAGATGGTAAAGATAAAAATAGAACTCAAGAATCTATACCATCAATATTATCTGATGCATTATCAGTTTCTTTTGATAGTCATGTTGGGCATGATTATATTGAACAATCTGAATCAAGATATGACTTTTATCACAAAAAAGAAAAGAAGATAGAATTTGATTTAGATTATTTTAATAAAATTACTAAAGGTGGGTTACCAACTAAAACATTGAATATTGCACTTGCTGGTACAGGTGTTGGTAAATCATTGTTTATGTGTCATGTTGCTGCCTCTACATTAATGCAAGGCAAGAATGTTTTGTATATCACATTAGAAATGGCAGAAGAAAGAATTGCAGAAAGAATAGATGCAAACTTAATGAATATTAGTATTGATGATTTGCATTCACTACCAAAGAAAATGTTTACTGATAAGATTAAAAAGATTTCTAAAAAAACAATGGGTAAATTAGTTATTAAAGAATACCCAACTGCATCTGCACATTGTGGTCATTTTAGAAGTTTAGTAAAAGAACTTGCAATTAAGAAAAGTTTTAAGCCCGATATTATTTTAATTGATTATTTAAATATTTGTGCATCATCTAGATTTAAGGGTAATGCAAATGTTGGTTCTTATTTTTATATTAAATCTATTGCTGAAGAGTTAAGAGGTTTTGCAGTAGAAACAAATGTTCCAATTATGTCAGCAACTCAAACTACAAGAAGTGCATATACATCTACTGATGTAGGTCTTGAAGATACTTCAGAAAGTTTTGGTTTACCTGCAACTGCTGATTTAATGTTTGCTTTAATTTCAACAGAAGAATTAGAAGATTTAAACCAGTTAATGATAAAACAATTAAAAAATAGATACAATGACCCTACTATGAATAAAAGATTCATCATTGGTATAGATAGAGCTAAAATGAAACTTTATGATGTAGAACAAGTTGCTCAAGGTGATATTGTTGATTCAGGTCAAGACGATGCAGTTTTTGATAAATCTAACTTTGGAAGTAAAATGGAGAAGAAGTCTTATGAAAAGTTCTCAGACCTCAAGATATAAAAAAAAGAAGGTAAGTTATTATTCAGATGTTACCTGGAAAAATAAAGAAGCAATATATGAAGTTATTGAATTACCAACAAATGATATTGTTAGAACATTTAAGTTTCAAGAAGACGCTGAAGAAATGGTAAACAATCTTAATAAAATCAAACCATTTGGTAATGAAACATTACCTAGTTTTTTAAAGGGTACCACATGGTAAACACTCTTTTTAGTAATCCTTGTTCAATAGCATTCACAGAAAAATATCCTGTTGCCAAAGCAATGTATGATAATTATGAAACACTAAATCCTAAACTTGAAGAAGCAATTAGAAAACAAGGCGATAAAATAAATTATAAATCAAATGTAAAAGCACAAATGACAGAATGGAGAATGTTTAATGAATCAGGTGGGGAACATTTTAAAGAAATAATAGAGTTTGCTATGAGAGTAGCAATAGAAAACTCACCAGCTAAATTTACCCCAGGGTGTCCAGATTGTTGGGGTGCTGTTTATCGTAAAGGTGAATATACTCAGGCTCATGACCATTGGCCTTGTCTTTGGAGCTGGACTTATTATGTAAATGTATCTGATAAATGTTCACCTTTAGTATTTCCTAATGCTGGTGGTGCTTTTGTAAGACCAAAAAATGGTCTATTAGTAATGTTTCCTGGGTGGGTAATACATGAAGTAAAACCACAAGAAGTTGACCATGAAAGAGTGATGGTTGCAGGAAATATAATAGCCGTAGAATATAATTCTAATAATGAGGGTTGACATTCACTTAATTTATAAATATACTTAAATATATGGAAGAATTGAGTAAAAATGCTAACATTTAAAGAATTTCTATTAGAAGACAAATCTGGTAAAAATCTACACTTAGAACATCTAGAAGATGAGATAATCAACTTTGGTGTCGGTGGTGCTAGAGGTGCCATTAATTTTCTTCAAGAATTAAGAAATATGTTATCAGGTAAATCATCTGGTAGTGTAAACATGACAGTAAAATGGGACGGTGCTCCTGCCATATTTACTGGTATTGACCCTGCCGATGGTAAATTCTTTGTTGCCAAAAAATCAGTATTTAATATTAATCCAAAACTATATAAGAGTAATAAAGAAATTGATGATGATGTATCTGGTGCATTAAATGAAAAGTTTAAAACCGCTTTTGCTGAACTATCAAAATTAGGTATTAAAAATGTTCTTCAAGGTGATTTAATGTTTACCAATGATATTAGTAAGGAGAACATAGATGGAAAACCGTATCTTACTTTTCAGCCTAATACTATCGTTTACGCTACACCTGTTGATTCTGAATTGGGCAGACAAATCTCTTCAGCAAAAATTGGAATCGTCTTTCATACTACATACACAGGGAAATCACTTGCAGATATGAAAGCATCTTTTGGAGCAAACATTAGTTCTTTGAAAAAAACAAAGAGTGTTTGGATGGACGACGCGACTTATAAAGATGTATCAGGAAAAGCAACTTTCACAAAAGGTGAAACAAATGCTGTAACTGCCAAACTTTCACAAGCAGGTAGTTTATTTAAAAGAATCAATGCAGTCTTGTTAGAGAAGTTTATTAAACTACAAGGTGCAATGACAGGAAATTTGTCTGGTGCTAGTTTCAAGACTTATCAAAATACATTTATAAGAAAAGGACAAGCAATCAAAGATGTAAGAGGTGCAGCTGCTGGATATTTAAAGCATGTTGATAACCATTTTACAAAAATGAAAGACAAAGTAAAGACATCAGGAGCAAAAGAAAAGATTGAAAGAAATCAGAAAGAGTATCTGCGTGAGTTTACAAAACACACCAGAAATTTAGAAAATGTCATTTCTTTTCAAAACTCTTTGGTGGCCGCAAAACAACTTATTATTAATAAGTTAAATTCAGTAAAGTCAATCGGCACATTTATTAAAACCGATAAAGGGTATAAAGTTTCAAATCCAGAAGGTTATGTTGCAATTGATAGTGGTGGTGGTGCGGTCAAATTAGTAGATAGAATGGAGTTTAGTTATAACAACTTTACTGCAGTAAAGGCTTGGGATAAATGATAAATTTTAAAACATTTGCTAAGTCTTACTACAATCAAGGAGAATGGCAAAACTTAGTCAATAGGGTGTCTGAGGCAAAAGAGTTTAATAAAGATGTAGATGAACATCAATTTGCTATTGAATTAGTTTCGGAGATAGATGATGCAATTGGTTCTATTAATGGTGAAATTTCTAAAGATTTAAGAAATGGAAAAACAAATAGTAAAAAACTCGGTATTCAAATTGAAATGGAAGATTCTAAAAGAATAGCTTTTTCTTCAATGGCAAATGAAATTATTTCAAAAGATTCTTTACTAGAACCTGTGAAACCTGCTAATAATAGAGTTAAAAAAGATTTTGCTTTTAAACATAAAGATATGATGAAATATGTTTATGTTCAAACAAGACCAGATAGTAAAAGAGGGGGTGGTACAAAAGCTGACCCAAATGAATTAATGACTGCTTGTTTATGTACTATGTCTAGTATTCCAAATATAGAAACTTTAGAAGATTTAGACTTACTTATTGAAGAAGTAA